TGGCTCGTTGCGCTAACCAAAGAGGTAGTTAATTATGGCTAAATTTTCTAAAAAAATTATGGGTAAAGAAGTAGGTTCTGCTGCTGTTTATGCTGAGCCACACACCATGAAAGGCACTGCAATGAGCGCAAAAGATGCAATGAAGGCTGTTAGCCGCAAACCTGATCCAAACACTTTAAAAGCTACCGACATGAAGCCGGGCGGCCAACCTGCCCCACGTGTAAGCGCTGGTGATCCAGATCGTGACGATGTTAAAACATCTGGTATTAAAATGCGTGGTACTGGCGCTGCTACTAAAGGCGTTATGTCTAGAGGCCCAATGGCGTAATGAATTACAACGAACTTTTTTCGCAAATACAAAGCTATACGGAGAATCAATTTCCGGAGTTTTATCTTGCCAATGGAAGCACGATCAACGTAACTACGCAGATCAATACTTTTATTCAGCAGGCGGAGGAACGCATCTATAACACGGTGCAGATCCCTTCTTTGCGAAAAAACGTTACGGGCAACTGCTCTAGTACTAGCAAATATTTGGCTTGCCCTAATGATTATCTGTCTACATATTCACTGGCAGTTATTCAGGCGGATGGCTCTTATGAGTACTTGCTAAACAAAGACGTTAACTTTATCCGTCAGGCATATCCAGACCCAACAGACACAGGACTGCCCCGTTACTACGCTTTATTTGGGTCACGATTAAACGACCCCAATGAATTAACTTTTATTCTTGGGCCAACCCCAGACGCTGCTTATGGCGCTGAGCTACATTATTTCTATTACCCAGAGTCTATTGTTACTGCTGGTACATCTTGGCTTGGTGATAATTATAGTCCCGCATTACTTTATGGATCGTTAGTTGAAGCTTATACTTATATGAAGGGCGAGCCAGACTTACTTGTCACATATAATACTAAGTATCAAGAGGCATTAGGTCAACTGAACCGTTTAGGAACAGGACTTGAAAGAGGCGATGCCTATAGAGACGGGCAAGCTAAGATTAAAGTAAACCCGTAACACCACTTATTTAGGAGCAAAAAATGGCAATTACCCAAGCAATGTGCGACTCGTTCAAGGTGCAAATCCTTAGCGGTCAACAAAACTTAACATCAGGCGCAGCAGCAGTTTACAAGATAGCGTTATACACAAGTGCAGCAACATTAAGCAATGCAACAACCGCTTATACAACGTCGAACGAAGTGTCTAGCTCTGGATCAAACTATACTGCTGGCGGAAATACACTAACAATTAGTACTAGCCCAACTAGTACAGGTAACGTAGCATTCATGTCTTTTGCAAATAGCTCATGGACAAACGCAAACATTACTGCTAACGGCGCTTTGATCTATAACAGCACTGCAAATACTGCGGTTGCGGCATTGGCTTTTGGTGCAGATAAAACTGCTACTAACGGTACATTCACTGTTATTTTCCCGACAGCCGACTCTACAAACGCTATCATCCGTATCGCTTAATAGGAGCCTGACGTGGCTCTTATTCTTCGAGATCGTGTAAAGGTCAATACCACTACAACTGGTACTGGCACTGTTGTCCTTAACGCTACCCCGCCGACTGGCTATCAGTCGTTTGCGGTTATTGGTGATAACAATACTACTTACTACACCATTGCTGGTCAGACTAGCGCAGAATGGGAAGTAGGTATTGGCACATACTATTTAGCCAACAGTTCTTTATCTAGAGACACAATCTTGTCGTCAAGTGCCGCTAATGCTGCGGTTACTTTTGGCGTTGGTACAAAAGATGTATTTGTTACTTATCCTGCTAGTCAATCGGTTAATGAAGATGCAACGGGTAACGTTAGCAGCTACAATTTTTTAGGTGGCTCTATTAACAACATGACTATTGGCGCTACAACCGCTAATACGATTGCTGGTACAACGCTTAGCCTTAACAACGTTTTTACTTCTACATATACAGGCAGCGCTACATCTGGTGCAACGCAAATTTATTTAAACGGTGCAACAAGTAACCGTATTGACTTTAACCAAAATGGAACCGCTGCTCCATCAGTAACAACTAGATCTGCTGGAACTAAAATTGTTTATTATCCCGGCATTTCAGCGGCGCAAACTGAGTATGCTGCTGGTATTGAATCCAATACGCTTTGGCACTCTATACCAAGTTCCGCAAATCAATTCAAATGGTACGCAAACACTACTGCAGTTGCTACTTTGCTTGGTACTGGTGTTCTTTCTACAACAGGTGGATTCTCTGGGAACGGCGCAAACTTAACAGCATTAAGCGCTTCATCCATTACTACTGGTGGATTAAATAACATTCCTGTTGGAAACACTACACCTTCTACAGGTGCGTTTACTACATTAACAGCAAGCGGAAACGTTAACTTAGATGCTGGAACATTCTTTGTCGATGCTACAAACAACCTTGTTGGTGTTAATACATCAGCTCCAGCAAGTAGATTAGCTAGTGTAGTGAACTTTGGTAATGGAACTAGCACTAACTTCTTAGCCCAAGCAAACGGAACCGCATTAAGTCAAACAGCAGGATATTCTTTCAGATCAACCTTTGGCAATACAGCAGACTTTGCGCCACGCCGTTCTGCTGATATTTGGTCTGGGTTTAATGCTGGCAACTGGGGTACAGAGTATTTAGCATTTGGAGTTGGAAGTAATGGGGCTGGTAATGATGTATCCAATATTACATCAGAAAAAATGCGCATTGATGCTACTGGTAACGTAGCAGTTGATACCAATACATTGTTTGTTGATGGCGTAAATAACCGTGTAGGATTGGGTACTACTACACCAGCAAATACATTAAGCGTAACCGGCAATGCTTCAATCACTCAATTATTAACTGTTGGTGCTAACGCTGCTTTAGGTGGAGCTACAAACCCAATTGTTGCTCAAACAGGCAATGCTAACAACTTCATTCAGTCTTATATTTACAACTTAGGAAACCTTTCCCAGTCATCTTCAGATATAGTTGTTTACCCACATAACGGTACAGATGTTAAGGGTTTTGTTGACATGGGCATTAACAGCTTGGCATTTAACCAAGCAGCCTATGCGGTAACAGGCCCAAATGAAGGCTATATCTTCATGTCTGCGCCAGCAAATACATCATCTGGTAACTTGGTATTTGCAACCGATTCTACTGGCTCTATCAATGCAATGCAGTTTTATACTGGCGGTTTTGCTCAAGCTAAATCTAACGCTTCAATGACGTTGAGCAATGCTGGCGCATTGACAGTTAAAGGGCCTGTTATTTTGGGTAACTCTACAATACAAAATTCTGCTGGTAACCTAGTATTTACAACTGGCGGAGCTAACGTAACCGCATTTTCTATAGACCAAAACCAAGTTAGCACTTTCAACGGCACAATAGAGGAAAAAGTAACAGTATCCGCAACTGCAGCAGCAGCCAACGTTAATTTTGATGCCGTTACCCAAAACATTTTATTTTACACAAGTAACGCTACAGCCAACACTACAATCAATCTACGTGGAAGTGCAACAATTCCATTAAACAATGTTATGGCAAATGGTCAATCTATTAGCTTAGTCTTTATGAATACTCAAGGAAATACGGCTTATTACGTAGACAAGTACCAAATTGACGGTGTTGGTATAACTCCTAAATGGCAAGGCAACTCTGCGCCAAACTCTGGAAATGCTAGGGGTATTGATGTGTATTCGTTTACGGCTATCAAAACAGCTAATGCTACATTTACCGTATTAGCGTCTCAAACCCAGTTCGCATAACATGCCAATATTTGGATCCAGAGGACCTTCTGTTAAAGCCTTTGGGCTTACTACTGGTATTGCTGGTATAAAAATTAGTATGAACTATTTAATTATTGCCGCTGGTGGTGGTGGTGGCGGTAATATGGGCGGTGGAGGTGGAGCAGGTGGATATATTGCCGGTACAGGAACTTTAGATACTGCAAAATCTTACACAATTACAATTGGTGGTGGCGGTACTGGGGGTGTAGGTTATAGCGCAACACACGCTACAAATGGATCAAGTACAACCGCTTTTGCTGTAGTTGGTGTTGGAGGCGGGGGCGGTGGTGGTCAAACGCAAAATCCTGGATACTCTGGTGGTTCAGGAGGCGGGGCTGCTACTTCTACTGGTGTCGCTGGAACAGGCACTGCAGGACAAGGAAATAATGGCGCTATTGGAGCAGACCCCGGAGCTTATGGATCTGGTGGTGGTGGCGGAGCTGGTAGTACTGGATTTGTCGGCACCACATTAAATGGTGGTAATGGTGGATCAGGAACATCTTCATCCATTACGGGAACTGCAATAACTCGTGCTGGTGGCGGTGGTGGTGGTACTGCGGGATCAGGTAGTGGGGGTACTGGAGGTAGTGGTGGTGGGGGGAATGGACAAGGAGCGCAAAATTCTCCGGGAACTGCAGGAACAGTTAATACTGGTAGTGGAGGCGGTGGAGCTGGTGGAGACGCTAACCCAAATACAAACGCTATTGGTGGTTCTGGCGGATCAGGGATAGTTGTTGTTTCTTATGCAAGCCCCCAAAAATTTGTTGGAGGGACCCTTACAACTTCAGGCGCTAATACTATCCACACATTTACCACTTCGGGAATTTTAACTGGCGGTTACACAATTACATATTTAGTTGTTGCTGGCGGCGGTGGTGGCGGTAGAAACCATTCAGGTGGTGGTGGTGGAGCAGGTGGTCTCTTAGCTAATAACGTGTCGGCTGCTATATCAGGAACACTATATACATTTGTAGTTGGTGCTGGTGGCACTGCTGGTATTGCTGGGGGTGCAGCTCCAACAAACGGGTCAAACTCTACAGCATTTGGCTTTACATCTGTAGGTGGAGGTTTAGGTGGTAGCGAAGGTAATTCTCCGGCTCCAGCAATAGGTGGCTCAGGTGGTGGTGGCGCTGGTGGTCCGGGTGTTTTAGCGGGTGCTGCTGGAACTACTGATCAAGGAAGAAATGGTGGTAACGGTAGTAACGGCACCGAGGATTACGGTAACGGCGGTGGTGGAGGCGGAGCAGGCGCAGTGGGTGCGAATGCAAGTGGAGGACAAGGAACCGGAAGTGGTGGTAACGGCGGTGCCGGCTTATCTTCATCTATTACTGGAACCGCAGTAACCTATGCAGGTGGTGGTGGTGGTGGTGGCTGGGATGGAGCAGGAGCAGGATCAGGCGGTTCAGGCGGCGGCGGTGCGGGGGCTACGGGAACTGGAACTGCTGTTGGAACACCTGGAACAGTAAATACTGGTGGTGGTGGTGGTGGCTCAAGGGCAAACAACACAAACGGTGGTAGAAATGGTGGAGCAGGTGGATCCGGTATAGTCATTATTTCCGTGCCAAACGACAAATACACGGGATTAGTTACTGGAGGTCCAAATGTAACTGTTTCTGGCAACTATACCATATTACAATATACATCTAGCGGTACATATAGAGCTTAATTAAAGGAGTAAAAAATGTCATATTTTGCAAAATGCGAACCAACATCTGAAGCGTCTAAATTTTTGGTATCAGAAGTTATTTCCGCAGATCAAGAGTTTGTAGATACACAACCAGGATTCTGGGTACAGACCTCATACAACACATATGGAAATGTTCATTATGCACCATCTCCTCCAGCCGAACCAATGACTCCAGACGGTGGAATTCCACTTCGTGCTAACTATGCTGGTATTGGTTTTACTTACGATAGTTCTTATGTAATAGACGGCGTTGTAGGTGTATTCTATGCGCCTCAACCTTATCCGTCTTGGGTTCTAAACACTTCTACATTCTTGTGGGAATCTCCAGTACCTTATCCAACTGATGGTCAAGACTATTATTGGGACGAAGCAACTTTATCTTGGGTATTATACGACCCTCAGCCTTAAGGAATTACCATGGCAATGGGGGTTGGCAAAAGTAATAACATTACTTACCTAAAAAGGTTTAGGGCTTAATCATGTTTGGATTTAGCCCTTTTGCTGCCGCCCCGTTTGCCGATACAGGCCAAGCTGCAGTTACTGCGGTAGATGTATCTGTATTTGTAACGGGCGTACAAGCTGTTGGGCAATTAGGCGCTGAAACTGTTGCCGCTGGCGCTAATGTGGTCACTACAGGCGTTAGAGGCGTAGGACAACTAGGTGCTGAAACCGTAGCTGCCGCAGCTAACGTTGTTGTTACAGG